CCCGCCAAGCTGATGGACTTTTTCAGGTTTGGCACATTCTGCAAATTCAGGTGCTCCAGCAGCGTATTGTTGCCAACCGCAAAGTCGGTCAGGTTTGTGTTGCGGTAGCCTTCGGTGCCGTTGCCAACCTGCAAGTCGGTCAATTTCGCACCATGGCTAAAATCAACATACCCAGGGTAAAACCCGCTAATGTCGCCAATGCTCTGCATCAGGCTGGCATTGTAAACATAAACCTCGGTATCGTTCATGGCTGCAATCGGGCACTCAATCGTGTAGGTCTGGCCGCGCTTGCCGCGCATTTTTACCGGGTTGGAGCCATACAAAACACTCACATAGGTATCTGCATACGGGCGGATATGGAACGTGCCATCCGGCTGCACACCTGTCCAGTTGGTCGGGGTATAGCCGCGGATCGTCATATCATCAGCCGTGCAGGTCGTACCGCTGTACTTGCTCGCAATATACTTTTCCTGGTACTTCTGGTACTGGCGGCGCTGGTGGCGCTTGTTGCCGTGCATCATCGGCAGGTAATTGGTCGTTCCATTGTCTTCATAGGTGCGGAAATATTTGCGCTGCATGTCCATGATCCAAAGCTTTTCGGGCTTCACATCCTGGTACGCCTCAATCTTGCGCAAAATACGGTTTGCACTCCAGGCCAAAGCGCTCTCACGGTTCAGGTACATCTTCTGCAAGTCGTCCGCAAAAAGATCTCGTACTTTGCACCACAGCTTGCTGTCTGCCGCGTTAAACACGCTCTTGGTGCCAATGGTGTCGGTATCCTCATAGCCGTAAGTCAGTGTCAATCCGCCCTCATTGTCGTTGCCCTGGCAGGTATCGTTATCATAATCCATGCAAAAATCCCAATGGATCAGATCTTCTGTGTGGGGGAACACATTCTTGGCGCGGTTATCCACCATTGTGTGGCGCTCAGTGAACAGATAAAAGAACAGCACACTATCCTTGATAAAGTGGTCCTCAAAGTGGGCCTTAAACTCTTCATCATCTGCATTTACTACCCAGGTCAGCAAGCTCTGCCAAGCATTCTTTGCCGCCTGTGTTTCTTCCTCGGTGCAGTTTTTGCTAATATAGCGGAACTCAAAGCTGTGGTCGCCGTCCCAGGTTTCCTGGCTCAGATCATCACTCAAAAAGCGGGTCTGGGCATCGGTGTTATTATCAATCTCAACAATAACTTCCTTGTGGTTTTCGGGGTTCATGCCCTGGGTGTCATTGTTCTTCTTGCTGTTGCCAATATCACCGCAGGCGTAAAAATGCCACTGGCCGTCCTTAAACACCGTTGCGTTCTCCACATCCGTCTCCTGAATAAACACCACGCACGGGTAAAACGCCATCGTGTCGCGCACCTTCGGGCCTGGCGGGTATATGGGTTAAACGTGTTGTAATCATCTGCAATGCAGGCATTGTTTGCGTTTTCAGAGCTTGCAATGTTTACCTTGATATTAAAATATTTCTCCGGGATACTGTTCTCGGTCAAGGTATAGGTGCTGCCGGTGCTATCATCGCCAAATGTAAATCCGCCGGAACAGTTAATATCAATGTTTCGGCCGCTCTCGCCATACGCATTGGAGCTGGTGCCCTGGCCTTTATGGCTAACGGTCGCGGTCCAGTTATCCTCCACAGCGCGTCCGTTCTTGTAAATCTGCTGGATGGTGGTATTAAAAACCTCATTCTTTTTGCCGGTCGTAAAGGTCGGGGCGCTGATCTTGATAATGCGCAGGTCCGGGCACTTCTCGGCCAAAAGGTCAGCATCCAGTTCGCCGCTCACATTGGTAATATCGTTGCGGTTGTAGCGTTCAATCATCAGCTCGGCGTTCTTGGCATCCGCAATAAAGTTGTCCAGGATCTCATCGTCCGTCAGTTCCATGCCGTAGGTTTTCATGCGGTATACCTGCACATCACAGTCCGCAGAGCCAATCGTAATGCCAACCGGGCTTGCCTGTGTAAAGTTGTCGCTTGCATCGTACAGTTCCACCTTACAGGGGATACCGTCGCACCATAGTACCATCTCTTTATACTTGCTGTCCGGCAAAATATTGAACTCAAACTCCAAAAAGTCATCTTCGCAAATCGGCAGCTCAATGCGGTTCTGCTGGCTGGTCAAGGTAATCTTTTGTGCCTGTACCGTCAAACCAACGTTGCCATTTGCGCAGGTTAGTGCCGTAGCATCGTAGTCTCGCACATTGGTGGTCTTAAACACCAGCTTAAAGTTCTTACCCTTCTTTTTGGCATCGTCCGCAAACAGCTTGTAATCCAGCGTGGCGGTAGTTCCGGCTTTCACGCAAAAGTAAGTATCGCCGTCCTCATCAATCTGGTAGCCGCCATTGCTCCAGTCAAAGTTGTCGCTTACCGTCATCGCGGTATTGCCATCGGTCCACAGGCGGTTTTCGTCCGCATTGGTTCGGCCAGCCGGGTTAAAGTCAAACATCAGGTTGGTTTTCACCGGCTCAATGTTAATACCCAGCTCGGTAATTTTTACATTGATGGTCTTTACCGTCTCGCCGCAGGTAATGGTCAACACATGGCTGCCAATCTCGCTGCTCTTGTACGTCCAGGTTTGTTTGGTGCGTCCTACCGTCAGCTTGCTGGCAACAATGCCATCCACAGCCAGGGTCACATTGGTGTTACTGCTGGCCGGGTCATACACGGTATAGCTGATTGCAACATTGCTGTACTGCTTGGCACTGTAATCCAGCACGGCGCAACTGATAATCGGGGTATTATTGCCCTCTTCCACCCACATAATATCGTGGCGCAGGGTGTTGCTTGTCACCTGTTTGCCATTGATCTCCGCCGTCATGCTCACTTCCAGCAGGTGGCTGCCGTGCTTCTGGGTGGGTAAATTGTAGGTCATCTGGCGGCCTGTCACTGCAGTGCTTGTTCCGCCAATCGCCTTGCCATCCAACTTAAAGCTGATGTTTTTGGCAATATTACCATACGGAGTAAACCGGTAAGTTACTTCGCCGGAATAAAAAAGAGAGTCATCAAAAATGCTCTCCAAATAAAACTCAACAACATTAACCGACCAGTTCTTGCTGCCCACACTGCCCATGCTGTCCGTAACCTGCAACCGCACAGTGTTGTCACCGCTGTGCAAGTATTGCGTCACATCAAAGGTGTTCTTACCCTGGGTGATGGTCGTGGTTGCCACCTTAGTGTTGCCCACATACCAGTTGCCAGTCGCATTGCCAGTGTCATCGCCAGCATTGTCCACACTCGTAAACTTAAAGCCGATCAATGCATTGTCACCCTGAACTACCGTCAGGCTGCTGTCACCAATTCGTTCAATGGTAATGGTGCTGGTTGTCTCACCGCCGCCACCGCCACCGCCTTTAATGGTAACAACAGTCTTGGTTGTGCCGTCTTCCAACAGGCTCAAATGACCGTCATCACTGGTGTAAGTAATGTCATACTCATGGCCGTTGCTGGGCTTAATATCTTTGATCTTTTCCTGGATCTCTGCAATGTCGCTGTTGGCCGTATCCACACTGCTCTGCAAAGCTGTCACGGTATTCTTGGTCACAGTCAAATCATTGGTAAATCCATCCAGAGCAGTTTTGTCCGCCTTATCAGCCAGCAGTTTGTTGGTTGCTTCCTTATTATAATAATCACTCTGCAAGGTGTTCGGCAGGTCGCCCACACTATCCTGCAAAGCTTTCACGGCCTCGTTGTTGCTGGTCTTGTATTCATCCAGCGCTGTGCTTACCGGGTCTACCGCCGCGCTGATCTTAGCATCCACCGTCTTGCCATATGCGGTCGTCCACTCTGCGCTGGGGTCGGTGCTTAAGGTTACAGTTTTAATCACTGCATCGCCGTTATAAAACGTTAAGGCACGGGTACCCGCATCATACGTACAGTTAAAAGCCGCCAATCCGTCGATCCCAGAAATCTTGCCTTCCAACAGTGTAACAAAGCCATCCACTTCTTCCTTGTTATAATACTTGGCAAGCTCCGTGGTCAGCTCAGTTTTCTTGGTGTAGTTGGCGTCAAGGTCACTCTGCAGCTCCTGTTTAATTCCTGCTGCCGCATTCTGGATCTTATTATCCACACCCGCCGCAGCGTTGGCTGCATCCTGGGCGCTGGCCTGTGCGGCACTGGCATAGCTGGAAGCCTGGCCAACCTTCTCGTCCATCAGGGCAACAAAGCTTGTGTACCAATCTTTGTCCGGTTCCACCATCTTGGTGCCACTCAAAGCCTCCAAGATATTCAGCTCACCGTTTGGTCGTGTGCGCCACATATAGGTCTCGCTGCGTTCATTTACACCGGTTGCAGTGATCTCAAAGCGCACTGTCCCCTTCTTGCTTGTCACACTATTTGTAACCAGCCAATAGAACCGGATCGTATCCTCGTTGTAGGTAACATTGATTGGCGTGGCATATGCTTCCTGCCCGTCCACATTCAGGTAATGTACCTGCAGCATCATCTGCATCAAATCAATACCGTCATATCGCCGCGGCATCTTAAACGGGATCACCTGGCTGTTGGTTTCCTGGGTAATGTTGATCTGGCTCTCGTCCATCACAACATTTTTCATCTCGTCAATGGTCGAAAACGCATCGTCGTTATATTGGCTGTACCACAGGTATTTTTCACTGCGGGTGTAGCCGCCGTCATCATTGGCCTGCGCCTGTGGCATATCAACCACCGCGGCCATGGGGGCAGCCTCGGCCTGCAATGCCACTGGCTCTGCTTTGGCCGCCATCTCAGCCGCCATCCGTTTCGACTCTTCAAAACTTAATGCCATGTTTTCCTCCTCCCCTTTCTATTTTCAAACAAACAATACAATATGGGCGTGGCACTTATCGCCATCGCTGTTCAGCTTCACGCGCCATTGGGTGTATACTGTGGACGTGTTCAAAGCCTGCTGCTTATATACAGCTTGCAGTCCGCTTCCGCTATCCCACACATCCGTCCAGTTGCTGCCGTCATTGCTGGCCTGTACCCACACTCGGTTAAGTCTGTTTTCTGTTCCGGTCTTACTCACACTGACCACAACCCATGCGTGCTGGCAACCGCCAGTCGTCACCACGTTGCTGTAATGGTCGCCGTTGGTTGTATCCTTATCAATCGTTGCAATTCGGCTTCCGGCTTTACCAGTCAGGTCAGCAATGCTTTCGCCGTTCACAATCTTATCTTCTGTGCAGCCAATCCCTTTGCGGAAATCGGCCAGGTTCACGCGCACTTCCGGTGCCCAAAAATTGCCGTCACTTTTGTATGCACCCTCGTCAATATTACGCAGCGCAAAATACTCGCTGTCGGTTCCAAAACCCATGTCATGGGCAAAGCCGTAGCTGCGCCTGGTCAGGGTGCCCTGCGTGCAGTTGCCATTTTTGTCAATAAACTTTTTATCGCTGGCCACATCATTGGCGGTTGCCGCATTGGTGGTATCATCCTCCAACAGGGCTTTGGCCGCCGTGCTTGCGGTTCCCCACAGCCACATCACGTTATCGTAATAGCAGCCACTGTAAATATCGTTGGTTTTTTGGTTATCTGTGGCTACACACAGCCGGGTCACACCGTCCTTTTTCTGCACGGTCATCTTGGTGCTCTCGCGCTCGCCGCCCTGCAGCTGGGTCGTGGCAGAATAAGTCTTGATAGATCCTTTCACCAACTTGCCATCTACCCAGGCGGTTTTTCCTTCCAGGATAGATTTTTCATCCGCAGTGCCCGGCGTATTGCTGTCCAGCCCGCTTGCGCTGATCGCACCGCCGCTGTAATAGCCGGCCTTGATCTGGTAGCTCTCGCCGTTGGCCAACTCTGCCGTTACAGTGCCGTAATTTTGCATGGTGCCGGTTTTCAGGGTTTTGTTCTTGCTGTAAAATGTCTGTCCTGCCAGCACCTGGTCCGGCAAAGCAGTCGTGGCAGCCAGCTTGGAAGCCCCAATGCCGCTGCCGTTAGTAAAATTTACAATGTTTCTCCTCGTATCGTACTGGAAAATCACCCACTGCCCGGCACCAATCGCACCGTCGCCCAGTTTCTCTGTACCGCAGTAGGCGTTGCTGGTCATGTCTTTGCCATTGATCACCAGTCTGTGCCCGTCACTGAACGCCGTGGTAAAATATGCTTTACCGTTGGCTGCGTTGCTGTAACTGCTGCCGCTCTTGCATGTCAGTGTATGGGTTCCGCCGCTGTAACTGTAGCTGTATTCATGGATCATCATGTCGGGGTCAAACTTGCCGTCAATGATGTAATTCACCGCTCCGGCATAGTGCTGTTCCAGTGCAGTAATCGCATGTTTCACATGGTTAATGTCCGCAGCTTTAATAATGTATTTGCGCAGGCCGCTGTTCTGGTTCAGGTAATTGCTGGCCTCGGTATACTTGCCGTCTGCCAGGTACTTGGTGTACTGGGCTGCCGCTGCGGCATGGCCACTGTCCAGGTCGGCATTGTCTTCAAACGTATCAATACCTTCCGGGAACTTTGTATAGGTATCTGCCATTACTTATCACTCTCCTGTCTCATCTTTTACAGGGTACGGGTAATACGGGTAAAACCTCATCAGCGTCACATCCATCGTTCCCTGCCCCAAGCTCTTATCAATCTTTTTAATAATAAATTGCACGGCTGTCTTGCCGCCCATGTAACGCGGGCAGTATTCAACCTTGGTGTTCACATCCAACCACGGCACCAGCAACATCTTCACCGTAATGCTATCGGTCAATCGCGCCCGCTTCCATAGCTCGTATTCGGCCACATCCAAAATGCCGTCATCTGTGGTGTAATTGTCGTATTCACCGCCGCTCAAAACCACATTGCGCCGTCCAATTCGTTCAATGCTGAACGGGCTGTTCAAAAACTGGTCGTCCTCCTCATACCCTTCAATATCCGGGTTGGCGGTACTCACAACTTCCAAATTCTGGCAGTTCTCGGTTTCTTTCAGCTTGTCCAGCTCTTCCTTGCTCGGTTTTGTATCTTTCAGCATCACCATGGCGTGCGGTTGTACCTGCCCATAAAAATAAAAGCGCCCTTTGCCGCCATTCTCATTCGGGGAATAATCGGCATCGTAGCGCACCACATATTGTACTTTTGGTTTCATGCAGTCCTGCCTGGCCTTTTTGTTGTTGCCGGCTTCATCTGTGCTGATGGTATACAGGCTCAAAACATCGGTCACAACCGCATCGCTGCTCTCTGTTGCTTTGGCACTGATCTTCATCTGGTACCCTTTGTCAGCATCGTACAGGTCGGCCACATTGTCCGGCGGCGTAAACAAAATCAGCTTCTTACCACTTAATGCCAATCCAACTACGTTTAATGTTATGGTTTTCTTTGTCGTGTCCACCACCAGGTCTGTGCAGCTCACATCTGGGCTTGCCGCAGCACCAAACACCTCTACGCAGTTT